ATTATGGCTTCTATTTATTATAGCATACCTTTTTTATCAGAACTATCAAACGAAAGATTTTTAGCTAATATAAAAGAATGGGGCTTTCGTCATTTTAGTATGAATAATCCGTTTAAAAAAGGATGGATTAATTTATCTTCTACTGAGCAGGAGTTTGGTGGAGCACCACAACAAGATACCAAAATTGGGGAAGCTCAGTTTTACGCTACAGAAGCTTACATAGAAGATCATGTGGGTGTTGCTAGAGATAATTCTTATCGATTAATGGGTGAAATGGGAGATATGCCATTTACACGAACTTTATATCAGTATAAAGAAGTTGATACGAGTAATAGAACTAAATTTGATGCATATATTGGAGCTAGTTTAGCTGACGTCGGGAACCAAAGAAGGACAATAAAAAAAGATGTTGAACAAAAACGAATGACTGTTCCTTTTACTGTGTATAACAATAGCGGTTCCGTTTCTAAAATAGCCATGTAATGAGTGATTTAAAATCTAAAAAAGTAATAGGAATACCAGATCCATTAGCTTCAGAAGGAGAAAAGAAAGATCCTGCTTATGGTTTAAAGTGGGCTATTGCTATGCAAGCCGAATGGTTTGGTGGTGGCATGATTAATAATCAATGCTTATTTACCCAAAGACACATAGAGATTGATGAACTAAGACTCTATGTTCGTGGTGAGCAAGATTTAGAAGAAGATAAAAACCACACAGCAAGACAGCCTGACGATTTAACTTTGCACAACCTAGACTTTACACCTATAAACTATGCTGAAAAATTTGTAAATAAGGTTGCTAACGGCATGGGTAGTGAGTTTTATAGAGTAGATGTTAGGTCAATAGATAGATTCTCTTCTCTTGAAAAAAAGAAAAAATACGATAGGCATAAAACTAACATGGCCGCCAACCCAATGCTTAAAAAGGCAGCAGCTCTTGGCCTTCCAGATTTATCAGAAAAAGGATTTGTTCCTCAAGACGTTGCCGAACTTGATCTTTACAGTCAAATTAAAGAAAGACCATTGCAAGAAATCTCAGAAGAGATACTTATTAATTTTGCGAAAAAAACAAACAGGTGGGAGCAAACTAAAAAGAAAACTGATAAGGATTCGGTTATTACTGGCCTTCAAGTTTCTAGAATCTATACAGATGAAAACAATGGAGTTGTTCCTGAGTACGTTGATCCAGGAACATTCATTCACAGTTTTTCTGAAATGGAAGATTTTAGTGATGCTTTCTATTTTGGCTATGTTGATACTATAACCATAAATGAGTTAAGAAGAGAAAGCGGATATAATGATGTTAAGTGCCGTAAAATAGCAAAACTTTACGCTGGCCAAAACAAATTTAATGAGACAACTTTTGACTTTTCTCATGCGCCTATGCAAACCATTTTAGATATTAAAATTCAGATATTAAGGTTTACATTCCAAAGCGATAAAAAAATTGTGTTCAAAAGATATTTTGATAAAAACAATAAAACTAAAAAAGTATCATTAAGAGACAACAATTATGTTGTTCCTGAAGGTTCCGAAAGTAGCCGTTTATCCAAAAGTTTTGACACTTGGTATGAGGGAAGCTATATAATTGGTAGCGATGAATTTGTTTATAATTATCAAGAAAGTGAAATTTTAGCAAAGGACGAAATGAACAAGGTTTTTCCTCCCTTTGTAGTCCAAGCTACTAGCATTTACAGAAACAGACTTAGGAGTTTTCTTAAAAACATAATTGCGTTATGTAAACAGCTTCAAAGAATTCACTTAAAAATACAGCATTTAGTGGCTGAGCTAAAACCAGACCTTATTGAAATTGACATGGATCAAGTGGCCGAGCTTATAAGTGACGCTAAAGGAAACCCAGAAGAAAATATTAAAAAAGCTCTTTCTTATCTAAACGTAAAAGGTATTGTTCTTAAAAAAAGGGTGAACATGGGCGAAGATGGCATGAAGGATGGAAATGCCGCCAGACCAATGCCAAATCAACAAGGTAGTGCTTTGGGTGTTCTATTAAATTCTTGGAGTTTCTACTACAAGCAGATTGAAGACATTACAGGATTAGATCCAGTTGGAGCACAATCTCTTGTTGGCACAAATCAAATGATTCAATTATCCAACAACACGGCCACTAAACATATTGTCGATGCTTCGGTAATGTTTGATAAGCGTGTATGCGAAACCATAAGCGCAAGAACCAAAGGGATTTTTAAATTCGAAAGACTTAAGCATTTAAGAAAAACACTTTCGGATGCCGTAGGACGTGAAAACATTGAAGCAATTAAAGGCTTAGAAAATAGAAGCCTTCATGAGTTTGGTTTTACACTCGAAATGGTACCAGCTAAAGAAGAATTGGACGAACTCAGAGAGGACTTAGGTATATCCTTAAAAGAAGGAAGTATAGATGTTTCTGATAAATCTGAGATATTGGCTATTGCTAGAAATAACATGAAGCAAGCTAGACAGTACATGCACTTTGTCCGAGGTAAAAATATTAAGCAAAGAATGAAGGAGACTGAATTTAATAATAAAACTCAGTCTAAAAACAATATAGATTCAGCAAGAGCAAAACAAGAGGGAGAAATTACAGTGTACCAACAAAAGAAAATGATTGACATTCAATATGATGCTCAAAAAAGCGCATTAGTTTTGAAAGAATTACAAGCTAAGATGCAAATTGAAGAACCATTAAGACAGTCAAAATTCGAACAAGATGTTTATTTGGAACAAACCAAAGGGTTGACAATCTTGAAGCGTGATGAAATGAAAGAGAAGGCTAAAGACGATAGACAGGACGTTAAGAGTAGTCAGCAAAGTGTATTAATCGATCAAAGATTAAAAGACACAGGATCTTTCGACTTCACTAAACCAGATTTTAATTTAAATGAGCTTTTAGGAGTTGGATAGTATCTGATTCTATTTTTAAATTCAAAATCCCATTCGCAAATTATTGTGAGTGGGATTTTTGTTTTACCACTGTTTTAAGTGTATTCATTAAAATTTAGTATAAGTAAAGTATAGATTTAGTATAAACATATTTGTATTTGTATCATTATATTTTATACTTTTGTAGTATATAATAGATAAAACAAATACTATGGCTATCGGGGAAAGTTTTTTAAATGCATTTAGTGAGAAACCAGCTGCTACAAAGCCAGCTGCTCCAGTTGTTGATCCAGTTGATACAAAGCCAGTTGATCCAAATGCTAAACCGATAGAACCCATTGATCCAGTTATTGACCCAGTAGATCCAGAACCTAAACCAATTGACCCATTAGATCCAGTCGATCCCAAGCCAGTTGACCCAGAGCCAACGGTAAACGAAATTAACGATGAAGCTGTTTTAAAATACTTTAAAGAAAAAAGAGGTAAAGAGTTTGCAAGCCTTGATGATTTCTTTAAAGATCCTGAGCCTGCAGCAGATCCTTTTGAGGGTTTATCTGAAGAGGCCTTACAATTTTTAAAGTACAATAAAGAAACTAATCGGGAGTATGATCAATTTAAAACTCTCAATAGAGATTATAGTAAGACAAACCCTGCCGAACTAGCAAGAGAAAAAGCTATTGCAATGAGCGATGGTTATTTAGACAGCTCTAATGTAGATGATTATTTAGAAGACGAATTAAAATTAGATGTTTCTGATTTTGAAAGATTGTCTCCAATCGAAAAAATGAAGTTGAAAAACTATGGAGCTGATTATTTAAAGTCTCAAAAAGAACTTCAAGAGAAATACAAAAAACCTGCCGAAAGAAAAGGCGATGTTGAAATGGTCACTCTCGAAAATGGAGAGCAAATGTCCAAAGTAAAATATGACAAATTATATGATCAACAAAAAGTGTATCAACAAAGCATTCAAGACTCCTCGGATAAAATCAAGGTTTCTGCTTATGATATCAAAATTGATGATAACGGTACCGAAAAAGTGATGAACGTCGGCTATGAGTACACAAAAGAAGAAGTGCGTGATATGGCTTCCTCTGCACTCGATATAGACGGTTTTTATCAAAAAGCTTTTGGTGGCGATAAGGGATTAGACTATGGTAAACTTCAAGAAGGCCTCCATTGGGCTAATCCAGCAAAAAGGGAAAAAGCTATAACCGCAATTGTACACAAGGCGTTAGCTCAACAAGCGGAAGATTTTTCAGCTATTGAGCATAACGCAGCTCCAAAAGTTAAGTCTATACCTGGAAGTGGAAACTCAGGATCTAAAGACTCAATTATGAATTGGAGAGCTGCAACAGGACAAAAAAAAGGAAAGGGATTGGGAGGACTTACTCCAGAACAATTTTAACTTTTAAAACATAAAAAAATGGCTTTTGATTTATTAGACGCTAACTTGTCAGGAGGCCCAGCGGTAATTGCAGCTCCAGGAGGTGTAAATGCCACCGCTGAAAACTTCATAGATGACTACACCTATGCTCAGAAATTTGCCCCTGAGCTTATTCCACAGCTTCACAGCGCGTATGGAAAAGGAAAAATACTTAAGCTTACTGAGCTTATTGGAAACGAAAGCACTTATGCTGCCGATAAGATATCACACTCAGAAGAAGGAAGACTGCATAATGCAGTAAAAAATGTAACCACTTCAGGAAATGTATTTACGTCTCCAACTCCGCACAATGCGCGTATTAAAGATATTATACTCATTACCGATGGTGTTGCTGAATGGCAAGCAGAAGTTACAGCAATTACTTCTACTAAAGTTTTTACAGCAGTAACAAGAGGTGAAGCGTTTGACTTTGCAGCTAGTGTTGATATACTTATCGATTTCACTAACTCTTGGGCTAAAGGAGATGCTAACTTTACAACATCTCGTAGATGGGACCCAACCATTTATGACAACTTCAGTCATATTGTAAAGGAATATTACGAAATCAATGCTTCGGATATGATTCATAAAACATGGATTCAAACTCCCGAAGGTCCTAAGTGGCACAACTATGAGATGATGAGGACTTCTACGTTATTTGATAACAAGGTAGAGTTTACCCATCTTTTTCATGAGCGTAA